GCCCCGTGTCCAGCACGTGAACTTTTCTCCTAAGGAGGTTGTATGTTGACTCGTTTCAATTTTAGCCTTAAAGAGCGCCTCATGTTCAATCTTGGTTACAAATGTGCGAATCTCTCTGAGATGCCGCATACTTGTCTCCTCGACGACGTAGAGGAAGCTCTCTTGGATAGGTTGAACGAGATTCTCAACGACAACCTTTCTGAAGAAGAACTTAATCACAGTGCGAAGATACGCGATGAACTTACTCTTGGATTGATAGATAATAGCGATATCGAGGTATTTTCCACCATGGCGATGAAATTCGTTCTGGTGGATTACTCCGAGTTGCTAGAACTCTACAATCTTGAGTAGGATCATTACTCCGAGGGTGGTTTAGAAGTCCTTTAGGACTTCACCGTCGTGTTTATTACTTTAACATTTACTTTAGAGGTAATATGGCTAAAACTAATAGGGCGCCCTTCCCTTTTAAACGGGCAGGTGCCTTCTTAGTCGGCCTTATTCTCTTAATCGTTCTTACGATCGATTTTCGAGAAATTTACCTTAAAAGTTGGATGTTTGAGCTAATAAATCCGACGCACTCAGTCGAGCTGAATGTTTCTAGAGTCAAAAGATGACTCTCCAACAGGATGCTCTTGATAGAAGGCAGGCGGCCAAGAGTCCGCATTCGTACGCGCCCATGGGACTTACCGGCGAGCTTTGGAGATATTCGGTGACTCGTGGTGGTGTCGAGATTGTGAGGTCTAGAGAAGTCCCTTTATCGGGGTTCTCTATTCCTTCCATTCCTCTTCCCCACCATAAGTCGAATGACCGATATTCTCTCTGGCTGGTTGGTTCGTCCTTTGTGCACGGCTATCGTCTTATAACGTCCTGGGCCAGATTAAAATTCAGTATTTCTTTACGAAATACTTGGGTATTAATTCCGGCTCAAGGCGGTATAATGCCTCCTGCAGCGATTGTTTCTATTCGCCGCAGTCTCTACCCTCCGCGTAAGCAAGGTAGAAAACCTAGTCAGTACCCTACTCGATCTTCTAGAATACGACCGAGCCCTGAGATCGTAACAAAAGCCCGCATAGACTGTCGGAATCGTGATGGGGTATTTCTGGTTCTCCAGACATTCCCCTATGATTCTTATAGTCGCACGTGGGCAGGCGTTAGAACTCCGGGTTTCGGAAGTAAGAAGCGTCGAGCGTTGCCGATTAATAATCACAACGTCACCATATGGACCCAATCCGCTCCCAGCCAATATCATTTAGAGACTCACGTCTCTGGAAGCTATAACTGGTGGATTGAAAAGTTTGGTGATCCGGGAAGTCTAGGTTTGCCTGGTAGCATATCGCATATTGCGTATGCACGTAACCTCGCTATTAGACGCATAATTGAACGCACTGGTACAGGTATAGAAGGTAACCTGGCCCAGGATCTGACTCAGTTCAAACAAACTGCTAAGACGATAGAAACATCGGCTTTGCGGATTGCTAGATCTTTGTTCAGTCTTCGTCGAGGAAACTTGACGAGTGCTATCAATGCTCTATTTAACGATGTCCCCGCCAAGTTCAAGAAGGGTAAAACTCCCAGACCGGGGCAGAGTGTAGCTGGTAACTGGCTATCTCTGCAGTACGGATGGAAGCCTCTCCTTCAAGATATTGACGGTGCGATGCGTTCCTTGGCAAGTTTTAACTTTGCCAGTTACGCAGTTCACCAGGTGACCGGTTCGGGTAAGGCTGAATCGACGTCGAGCCAGGCGATAACTACCTATGGCGGTTTTCCAAGCGGGCGCTTGACTACTAGAGTCGAGACCCGTTGTAAAATTGGCCTAAGGTATTCACTTGATTCTCGGCTACGTTCATTTCTTGCTCAGACCGGATTTACATCTCCTTTGAATCTCGCATGGGAGGTGCTTCCTTATTCTTTTGTTGTCGACTGGTTCCTACCTATAGGGCCGTACCTTGAGACTTTAAGTGCATGGGACGGCCTCGTCTTTTTAGACGGGTTCGAAACACAGTTTACTCGAAAGAATATTAACGGTGTTATAAGTGCGTCTTTCGCTTATCCAGCTGGTGGCAATTATCAGACAACTGTCCAGGGGGACTATCAAGCGGAGGGAATTCAGCTCAACCGGATAAAGTTAACAACTTTTCCGGCGGCTACTTTCCCAACGTTTAAGAATCCTTTTAGTACTGGGCACGCGCTGAATGCCATCGCGCTGTTGCGAACCGCTCATAGAGGCTAGTGTAATATTAGCCCGAATTTGCGGAGATGCACTTACGAGAAACACCAACCATGATTTAATCAGGAGTTACTATGGCAGCATTTGCCTCCGTAAAAGTCAGTTCCGCCCTTAGCACAGTTGTCAGATCGACAAGTGCGACGGTCGGGGTTGATAAAACGTATGATCCCGTTGGATATATCCAGCCTGGGGTCGCGAAATGGGAAGATCGCAGCAGTGGTATCGCTGTGGGCTTTCCATCCCTCACCATGTCAGTGCGTCCGCCCAATAAGGGAAGTCGCATTTTCAAGGTCACGGGTAAACTCTCCATTCCAACTCTCGAAGCGATCTCGGGGGCCAATGTGGCAGGCTTAACGCCTGCTCAACAGAAAGCCTACGAGTGCTCCGCGATCTTGGAGTTGTTGTTTCCGGAACGTAGCACGGCGGCTGAAAGGGAAATCCTTCGCAGCCAACTTGCATCGCTCCTGTTTACAACGATCAACGCTAGTGATGACGTCCCGACAGACTTGTCGGCATCGCCGTTCACTACTGCGATCTCTGCATACGATCGCCCGTACTAACTTCCGTTAGCTCGGTCAACCATATCAGAAACTGGAGAGAACCATGTCTTCTAAGAAGGGTGGTCCTAACTTCCTTAAGGGAGTTAGTTCTTTTCGCGCAACCTCGGGCCTAACGTCCAAGGTAATCCTGGAGTTCCTCGAGTCTCTTGACTGTCCTAGGGCGCTAACTGTGTGGCTCATGTGGAAGCACAATGAGCATGCGCAGCTTGCTAACCTTAAGACCGTTGTTGCTGACTACAGCGATGTAACCAGCTTCCGAGATGCCTACTCTGCCACCAAGTTCTTATCAAAGTATACTGATTTATCGGTAGACTGGGATATCAAACAGGTAGCATTGGAGAAATTCAATACTTTTGAACTTCTCTGTAAGCAGACAAACTCTCGCTTTCGGAACTTATCACTCGACCCTTTATATGGGGGTCCAGTCGTTTGGTTGCATAACGCAATCATTCGTAAAATCGATAAGCTCTTGGGCGAGTTTTGCCCCGAGGATTTCTTCTTGATGCCAGACTGGGGTCCTGGTGCCACGACTCTGATGAAGAGGCGTGATGCCAGTTCAGTCAATAAGTTCCAGCAAGAAGCTGGAATAACACGTGACTTACATTCTTTGTTACCCCTTAGCCTACTCCAAACAGTCTATCCGTTATGGAGCAAGCAATTGCTGGAGGTGGGTTACCCCCATCTTCAGGTAGGTAATAAAGTTATAACTGTGCCGAAAGATGCTACTACGGACCGTGTTATCGCTATTGAACCTGGAATCAATCTTTGGTTCCAAAAGTCCATTGGCGAAATGATCCGAAAGCAGCTTCTAAGGGATGGTATCGACTTACGCTATCAGATTAGGAATCAAGAACTGGCTCGGGTGGGTAGTATAACTAACCATCTGGCCACTATTGATCTTTCTTCTGCTAGTGATTCCATAGCGTCATCTGTTGTTCAGGCTTTATTGCCCAAACGATGGTATGACGTCATGGATGCTTGTCGATCCCATTACGGCGTTCAAAGCGGAGGTCCGGTTCGATGGGAGAAGTTCTCCAGTATGGGGAACGGCTTCACATTCGAACTCGAGACCCTGATATTCTATGCAGTTTGTTATTGCTGCTGTGAGTATCTTCACATCAAACCTTCTGATGTGAGCGTCTATGGGGATGATATTATTATCCCCTCGGCGTGCTTTGAACTTTTCTCCAAGATGATGGTCTTCTATGGCTTTCGAATTAACGAATCGAAGAGTTTTGTAAATTCTCCTTTTCGTGAAAGCTGTGGATCTCATTATTTCTTGGGTTCTGACTGTAAACCCGTTTATCATAAAGATAAACTTTCATCCGTCCACTCGGTATATCGATTAGCAAACGCTATACGGAGGTTAAGTCATCGCCAGTGTTCCTACGGCTGTGACTCTCGCTTCCGCAAAACGTTTGAGCACCTAGTGCAATCGGTTCCTGCGGGCTTACGCCTTCGGATTCCTAATTCACTTGGTGATGGTGGATTCATCTCGAACTTTGATGAATCCACCCCTAATAGGGGCAGGAGGGCTAAGGAGCTCTCTCAACGAGGTTTTGAAGGATTCCTCGTTTCGCACCTAGTGGTCGTAAGTAAATCTTACGAGGATGGTAGAGTAGGCTATTTACTAGCCAAACTCTGGGCAATGCCAGAACAAGTCGAGGATGAGGAAGAAATGTACCTCTTCCGTCCAAGACTTGATTGCCGTACTAGACTAAAAGCGGTTGCAAGGCTTGTTCAAGAACGGTC